TTTTTCTTGTTTGTTTGCTATAACTACATCACTTCAGCAGTTTGCGCAGACAGCTTTCCAGTGCTGAAGTGACCACACAACAGAATATATCGCTCCCGGCAACTGGAAAGGCTGGTGGCACACATGAGATGGAGATTTCTCCTGACCATGGTACCACTATACCCTTTTGCCGGTAGCAGCAAGGAACCTCCATCTCGGATTGACAAGATGGAGGTTTTTATATGTCAAAAAACGTAAATCAGAGTAAACAATATCGTATCTACATCAAGGGATCTAAAAGCTGGGTGGATGTCAACAAGGAGTTCTATACAAACTACTACCTCGACATCAATTCCTATCGCAAACGCCAGCAGGAACATGGCCGTTGTGTCTGCCCTGCAAGCAAACGCTATTTATGCGACATGGACTGTATGACCTGTCCGTATGCCAAGGCTGGCGACCAGCTTTCTCTCGATAACACCGTAAGCGACGGTGAAGGAAATGAAAAGAGCTGGCTTGATGATATGTCAGATGAATCTGCTGCTATCGCTGAAGTATTAGAGGATGCAGAACTTCTTCACGCTCTCTACGCAAAGCTGAACGAGCTGGACCCGGAAGGTCGTCTTATCTGTCAGCTTGTTATGCAGGGAAAATCTGAGCGTGACTGTGGCAAGAAAATGGGGCTCTCTCGCAGTACCTTTGTATATCGTAGGGACAAGCTGTTCCAGAAACTCCGCTCCGAGCTTAAGGACTACATCTAACATGAATGGTCGTCCTCTGATTTTTCAGGAGACGATTTTTCTTTTCAAAAAAATTTCTTATATTTTTCGGCCAAACGGCCCTCTCACCTCCATTGAGTAGTGTAAGGCGAAACAAAGCGACCTACAGAAAGCAAGGTGAACATCGTGAATCAGACTTTTCACAACAGAAGCGGTACTGACGCAGAAGTGATTGCTACTCTCACTGCAATCAGTCAGGTATCCGCAAGAATGGCGAAGAATCTCAGAATCATCGCCGCACACCGACAAGCCGAGGAAGGAGGAACAGTAAATGTCAAAAATGAGCGATATGTCTATGACCATCGAAGAGCTGAGAAATGCTGCCGTTGCTATTAACGATGCAGCAAACTGGCTCGCACAGCAGTTTGGAGGAGCATCCGAAGCTGCTGAAAAAGCAGAAGTCCCTGCTGCTCCTGCGAAACGTACACTGACCCTTGAGGAGGTTCGAGCTGTTCTGGCTGATAAATCTCGTGCCGGACATACAGCTGAAATTCGAGAACTTCTTAAAAAGTACGGTGCAAGCAAGTTGTCACTCGTAGATCCGAAACATTATGAATCCCTGCTCAGGGAAGCGGAGGTGCTCTAATATGCCACCTAAAGGACATGCAATCCTCTCCGCATCCTCGTCTGACCGCTGGCTCCACTGCCCACCATCAGCAAGGCTCTGCGAAACCTATGAGGATAAAGGCAGCAACTATGCTGCAGAAGTCTCCGATGCCCACTCCCTTTGTGAGTACAAGCTCCGCAAGGCTCTCGGCATGGAAGCTACAGACCCTACCGAAAATCTCGACTGGTACAACGCTGAGATGGAGGATTGTGCTACCGGCTATGCCAGCTTCATCATGGAGCTTTTGGAGGAGGCCAAACAGATCTGCTCCGACCCTGTTGTTCTGATTGAACAGCGAGTGAACTTCTCCCGTTGGGTAGAACAAGGCTTCGGAACATCGGATGCTATTCTCATCAGCGATGGAACTATGCACGTGATTGACTACAAACATGGTCTTGGAATCCTCGTATCCGCTGATAACAATCCACAAATGAATTGTTACGCTCTTGGCGCTCTGGAGCTCTTCGATGACATCTATGACATCGATACGGTCAGCATGACCATCTATCAGCCCAGACGCCAGAATGTTTCCACCTATGAGGTCAGCAAAGATGATCTCTATCTGTGGACCAATGAAGTTCTGAAACCTACTGCTGACTTAGCCTTTGCCGGTGATGGGAATTTCCTGTGTGGTGAATGGTACGGATTCTGCAAGGCAAAGCATGAATGCAGAGCCAGAGCGGAAGCCAATCTTTTACTCGCACAGCACGATTTCAAACTGCCGCCACTGTTAGAAGATTCGGAAATTGAAGTCATCCTCTCCCGTGTCGACGAACTGGTCTCTTGGGCAAATGACATCAATGAGTATGCGCTCCAACAGGCAATCAGCGGTAAAGAATGGACTGGTTGGAAGCTGGTCGAGGGTCGCTCCAACCGCAGATATACCAACGAAGACGCCGTGACGAAAGCTGTCAAAGCTACTGGTTTTGACCCTTACGAAAAGAAACTGCTTGGTATCACAGCCATGCAGAAGCTGCTCGGCAAACCTCGATTCGAAGAGCTCCTTGCAGCATATATCGAAAAGCCACAAGGCAAACCTACTCTTGTGCCGGAGAGCGATAAGCGCCCGGCAATGAACACAGCAAAAAATGATTTTATGGAGGAATATGACAATGAGTAAGAATGTAAAAATGACAAATCCCATGAAGGTTATCACTGGTCCTAACACACGCTGGAGCTACGCCAACGTTTGGGAACCGAAATCCATCAACGGTGGTACTCCGAAGTACAGTGTCAGCCTGATCATCCCAAAATCTGACACCAAGACTGTTGCTAAGATTGAAGCGGCTATCGAAGCAGCCTACCGTGAAGGCGAATCCAAGCTCAAGGGCAACGGCAAGTTCGTACCGGCACTTTCCGTACTTAAGACTCCTCTTCGTGACGGAGACCTTGAAAGATCGGATGACCCTACATACGCTGGCAGCTACTTCGTGAATGCTAATGCAACCTCTGCTCCGGACATCGTAGATGCAGACTGCAATCCTATCCTCACTCGTTCTGAGGTTTATTCTGGAGTCTACGGTCGTGCCAGCATCAGCTTCTATGCTTTCAACAGCTCTGGTAATAAGGGCATCGCATGCGGCCTTAACAATCTGCAGAAGATTCGTGATGGCGAGCCTCTTGGTGGTAAGGCTTCTGCTGAATCTGACTTTGCAACTGATGACGACGATGATTTTCTTAACTAACGGAGGTGACAAACTATGGAAACAATCATGATTAGCACAATTCTTGTAAATATCTGTATCGGCTGCTTCGCATGTGTTGGCCTTGCTACTGCAGTCTCTATGATTCAGAGTATCATCAATGACCATAAACGCGAAAAGCGTGAACAGGAAAAGGACAAGCGTGATCTCGAATACTATGAAAAACGTATGAAGGACTTTAAGTAATCTATCAACCTGCTGGCGGTGGTTTTGCTGCCGCCAGCACATCTTTCGACAAAAGGAGACCATCTATGAATGAATTTGCAGAAATCTTAAATCTATTTATTGCTAATGTCATCGCATACACCTTTTTTGTAGCGGTATATAGCTTCATCATTTATAACGTAGGGAAAATTATTCTCTATCTTATCCGCTATGCGGTATACCACATCCGCCGTGACATCAATAAATACAAATCAAAGATAAACAGTAACACGGCAGGCGGCAGGGATTTCTCTGCTGCCTGTTTTGTAGAAAGGACAATCTCATGAAAACACTTAGCATTGATATTGAGACCTACAGTGATGTGCTTCTTCAGAAAACAGGCGTCTATCGCTATGTGGAGCCTCCCAATTTTGAAATCTTACTCTTTGCCTATAGCGTAGACAACCAGCCCGTTCAGGTCATTGACCTTGCTTGCGGAGAACAGATTCCAAAAGAAGTCCTTCTTGCCCTGGAGGATGAATCTGTCATCAAGTGGGCATTCAATGCAGCTTTTGAACGCATCTGTCTTTCTCGTTTCTTAGGATATCCGACCGGAGAATATCTGGAACCAGAAAGCTGGCGTTGTTCTATGATTTGGGCAGCTACGATGG